GGAAAGGAGATATGAAGTGAGTTGGAGCATGAAGTCCAGGATCATATTCCACATACAATACACCACTATATCCAGTCATACCATGATTATGGGGTTGGTGATAGTGATGCTTTCCAGATCTTTCAAACCAAGATGATGTCAACCGACCATCAAGTTTATAATGATTCAAAAACATTTCAATTTGACGATCTAGAATACGCCGAACATGAATATTGTTTTTAGTTCTACTTTCAAAATAATCAGTAGGAACACATTCACCTTGATCTTGACGATATTCCATGTTGCCAATCAAACTCAGCAACTCTTCCTTTTTAGAATCCCATCGATCCACTTTTACATGGAACAATGGGACGGAAAACATATTAACAAAATTCATGTCAGTCTCAAACGATAGTCTTGTAGTTTTTGGATAAGACGCAGTTGATCTACTACGCCTGATTGAATTCCTTCTCTTGCTCTTGCTTGCTCATAAGAGGACATTGTTTCCAGTGCTCTGATAAGATGATCGACTTCTTGGAGATCTAAGTTCATGTGAAATTAGTAAGTGATTTGTAAACTGCTTCGACGTGCATGTTCCCATGTATGTATCCAGCAACGATAACACTAAGTGTCGCTACTATCACTCCCAGAAACATCAGAACTGGAACTATCGGATTCTTCGGTAATGTCGGATTCGATAATGTATCGTCGAGTTCTTTTTCCTGTGTGGTCAAGGGTTTCGGTTCGATACCATCTTCCATCAACCAGCTCCGCTATGCTCGTTAGCAGGTTCTCCGCTATCGCTTTGTTGCTTGCTTGCTTCCACCTTGGAATGGTGTGCGAGTCGTTCTGGGTCATCGTTAATAGAAGGGACAGTTGGATTTCGTGAACGGTTTTTGATTACAATGAATGCATCTTTGTTATACTTACGGGTGCCTTTCTTAGGTGCCCACTTGGTGCCAGCACCTTCAATCTCGTAGATAGAAGTGCCACCAATTTCAACATGGATGTCATCTTCAGGATCCCATCCTAGTTTTTCAAAGGCATCAATAAAGTCTGGAATGATATTCATACGTCTCCTTCTTTACGGTTTTCAGAGAAGTGAACATCAAACTCACCGCCAGGATAACGAGACTTGAGTTTGTCTACATTCATCTCAATGATTTCATTCAGATCAGTGCCAAGACCCATACACGCTTGCATAACATACCACATGATGTCACCCAGTTCACGCTTCAGGTGAAACAGGTTATCTTCATTGACAGGTTTACCTTGGAAGACGATCTTCTTCACCACTTCTGTAAACTCACCTGCTTCGGCAGACATTCCTACAGCAGCAGTAAGCAATCGCTCGGAAGGAAATCCTTGACCCTCCAATTCTTGAATACGATAAACGAATGCCTCGTGATCTTTGCTTTGTTGCGACGTGACCGCATTGACGAATTCTGCATACTTAATTGGGTCAATCATACTTCAGTTCTTTAAATGATTTTTTAGCATTGAAACGTTTAACGAGATCGACTTTCTCGTCTTCCTGCCCAGAGTCTTGAATATCGTCCTGAGCGGATTCCTCAACATCATACAACCTCATCTTCGCTCTGTCAATACCTACACAGAATCTTTTATTTCTGCTGAGATCATTATATCTATTCTTCAACTGCTTGACCATGATCTGATTCATACCCTCAAGCTCCTCCGTGCTAATAAGGGCAAACATAAGATCAGCAGTAGCAGGGAGACCAAAGGATTCAGAAGTGTCAGTAAGGTCAACATCAGTGCTACCGTAACCTGCACGAGTGGTCTGCGTAGCACTGATAATAGGAACGTTGCATTCGCACGCGAGACCACGAAGCTCCTCAGCGATTGCTTTGACATAGGTGTAAGAGTTGACAATGCTCCCTTTATATCTTTGGGAAGCACAGATATTGAGGTAATCCACAAAGATAATATCGGGTTTAATAGACCGCTTAAGAGCAAGATCAGAAATAAGAGACTTAAAATGTCCGACATGTGCAGAAGCAGTTGGATACTCTTTAATAATTAGCTTGCCTTGTGTCTTCTTACTTAGTGCTTGAATCTTCTTATCAAAGATTTGTTGAGGAAGATCAGCAAGTTTTTGAATAGGAACATTCAAAAGATTCGCGTCAATACGTTCAGCAATCTTTTCCTCTGCCATCTCCATAGTGATATAGAGAACGTTCTTACCCTGCAGCAATGCTGAACTAGCAACGTGACACATGAACAAAGACTTACCCACGCCAGTGCCTGCAAGGGCAATGTTTAGAGTCTTGTTTGGAAGACCACCTTTAGTTATCTTGTTAAAGAATTCTAGATCGAAAGGAATCTTATCCTCTTTGCGATGGTAGAAATCATAACGTGCTTGTGCATCTGAAACATAATCGTGTCCCACATGCTGATCAAAGGATACTCCTAACGCTTCGGAAAGAATTTGTGGAATAGCACCTTTATCGCGTTTGGAATCTTGTCCGTCAGCAATCTTGACAGATTCCATAAGAGATAAGTAGATCGCACGCTCTTGACACCACGTTTCCGTAGTATCCACGAGCCAATCGTGGTCTGCGGGATCATTGGAAAGCTCATTTAAGACCTCAATAATTTGTTTGAACTGGTCTTCATTTAGATCAGTTCGCTCCTGACATTCTATAGAAATTGCGTTAAGACTTGGTAACGCATCATACTGATTCACATATTCGTGAATCTCCAAGAAAATAATTTTATGCGACCGTTCCTGAAAATAATCCACCTTCAGGAATGGCAGAACCTTTCGAGTATACCTCTCACTGTAAATGAGGTTACTCAGGATCGTAGTTTCCAGACTCATAGGTAGTGAAGATAAGAACCGACGATATACTTTTTATCAGATTCTGGGGGTAACCCAGCATGACGATACTGCCATGTGGCGGGAAAAAGTAAAACCCGACCTTTCATGGGTGACACAGTTGTATTCAAACGTGTGAAACTAGTGCATCCACCAACTTCAACCGTATTCAAATACAAGAACAAAACTAGAAACCTTCTAGCAGAGTTGTAATCACCAACATCGACATGATCTTTGAACTGATCATGACCGTTGTTATTATACATCTTAACACGATATTCCTCAAATGCATACTTCTGAGGGAAATCATTTTCTACCTTAAGACTCTGCATATACAACTGAACACAGTCAATGAATACTGACTGGATCTTCTCTTGGATACCCATCCATAGAGGATCTTTTGCCATATACCTTTGTGAGATATTCATCTCAGTAAAGGAGGGACGCTTCTCCCTATCAATGATTGTTCTTTCTGACTGACCAAATGCTTCAATTACAGAGTCACAGAACTCATCTGAAAACAAAGCATCATAGACTTTGATGTAATCTTTGAGTTCAGTTGCCATAACGGAACTCCTGACGTGCTGCTTCGTCAAGTTGCTCCATCACTTCGGGGGTGAAATACTTTGTCGGATCAGCGAGAATAGACTTAGGATAAAAAGTAGATTCACCAATGACGATGCGATTCCCACGCTTGGTGAAGATTCCGTATTTCTCACCCAGTTCCAATAGTCCGTAATACCTGTCAAGTCCACGGTCGTAATAAAGACGTGTTTCAACTTGTGAGTTCTCCTTTGTTAGACGAGATTTGTGTGCCTTACATTTAATAATATTACCAACAACTTCAGTGCCATCCTTCTCCTTCTTCTTAGACAGGTAAATGATGGTAGAGGATGCATACTTCAGACCAGAACCACCACCCATTTCTTTCGTCGGCATATAAGCACCGATGACATCATAGGTATGGTTGGTGACCAGCATAGGAACATTTGCCTTACCCAGTTTCAAAGTGAGCACACGGAATGCACCTTTGATCAACTGACTCTTAGTCATGTCACGAACCTGCTTATCAGCAGCAACGTCCGCAATCTCTTTCTCAGTAGAGAGCATACCCAAAGAGTCCAGGACAAACATCAAAGGTTTACGATCAGCAGCATCCTGCTCCATATACTTGTCCAGGATACGACAGGATTGAGTTCGGAACTGTTCAATGGTGGCAACAGGCACGATCATCATACGAGAGGAATCGATACCACGATCCTCAATCATCTGCTTCGAGATAGCAGACTCAGACTCAAAATAAATTACCCCAGCATCGGGATTGCTGTCAAGAAAATGCTGGACAATCCCAAGGCAAAAGAAAGTCTTGCCAGTAGAAGACTCACCAGCGATAGCAGTGATCTTGTTTGAGGGGACTCCACCGTAGATTGAACCGCTAACCAGAGCATTGAAAATGTAACTACCAGTATCAATGAAATCAGAAGTGTCTCCTGCTGCGACACCATCGCTGACAAGTCCTGCATACTCATTACCAATCTCCTTTGCTACATCCTGTAAAAAATTCACTCTTTAACCTCCAATAATGATGTGATGTAATTAGAACGTTTCATGGCACGTTCAAACCATTCTGCTTCTTTGTGATCTTCAAAAACTTTCTCTTCTCTAGGAGAGAATCCAAAAGCATTTTGATAGGTTACAATAAATCTTGTTTTCTTCATCCGAATAGGAACTCCAGTGATGCTACTTTTTCAGGTTGCCACCCAATAACGTCCATAATTACTCTGATAGGATCCAAGAAACTCTTAGAGAATTGTAAGTCATAGTCCACCTGTTTGTCAAGACCAAACTCCTTCGGGAACGTTGCCAGATAACTGATGACGTTCTCATTAATTTTATTTGGCGTCTTCAAATAAACAAACTTGATCTTCTCTCCATCTTGAATAAGAGGATACTTGTGCGTGAGTTTGTTCTTCTTGTTGTAGAAGTTATACAACAATGCGCCACGAACATGGATGGGGGTGCCTTTGCTATAAATTGTCGCTGGATGCGACCACTTATTTATGCCATTACATCCACGAGGGAAAGAGATATCTTCAATTGGCAACGATGAAAATTCCTCTTTGAAGTCAGCAATAAATTTTTGTGCTGCTTCTTCATCTTGATTCATAATCACCTTCAGGCAATCTTTAATAGATGTGCGACATGCAGCAGGAGTAGAAGATTTGACTGCTTCAATACCCATGATCTTCAGTTTAGGTTTCTCATAGCGGACACCCTCACTGTCCCAGACGTTGAGGATGTATCGCTTCTTAGCAGTCCAGATACCCTTGTTAGCAATGTTCTCTCGCTTCATGAACATCTTCTGTTCATAGGCACCAACATAGTCTGCTAGTTCCTTGTAGGACTTGTCGATGAATGGTTCGATTCGTTCCTTACAAGCAGCGTCGATGAAGCTGACAATCCTCTCTGTAGGAACATCCTGTGAAGGAAATACATTACGGACAAGTAGATCAAGACAGACGTAGATACTGTCAGTATCGGAAGCAACAACATAATCGTGGTCCTCTGTGTTTAGTAGTTTGTTCAGATATTCGTTTACTTTTCCCTCAATCCATCTAATCGAGACTTGCCCGCTAAGAGTAATCGCCTCAGCATTTGCAAGATTGTAGTATCGAAAGTATTGGTTTCCGATGGCACCATAGGCAGAATTGAGTTGGATTTTTCTTGCCATTTGGATGTTGTTAAATTTTGAGATATCTTTTTGTAGTGCCAAGGTCTCTGAAGATGTGGTGGCATGTTCAAGAGCTTGCTTAGACTCAAGCATTCGTTTCTTGTAAATCGTTCGTTCATCATAGATCCTTTGCATCATTTCAGGTAGGAACCCGTGAATATCTTTTCGATATTGTGCGCCGTTAGCACACACGCAATACTCCCCATCAATCTCTAGCGTTTCCTCAAGGATTCTATCAACCGTTGCGCTGGGATGTCTCTGGTCGATGAGTGTCTCTGGGGAAATATTGTATTGCATAATAAGGTGAGGATACAGACTGTTGAGGTCAAAACTAACAACCCAATCATACTTTCCAGGAATCGGTTCCTTGACGTATGCTCCTGCATATTTTTCATCCTTCTTCGCACCTTTACGAGGGGGAACAACAATATTGCGATCACTTAGATAGTTATAAATCATCGTGTCCCACATACGGACTTGACTATACACATCTTCAAAGTTCACCTTTGCATCGTAACTCATTGTGATGGCAAGTTCAAGCAACTTCATCTTATCTTCCAATCTGTCGATTAGTTCAACGTCTTGGATGTTGTATTCCATAAACTTCTGCCAGTCTGAAGTATAGAAGTCCTTGAAGTTTTCGTATTCAGAGTGATCAACTTTTCTCTGACCGAGTTCGACGAAAGCGATATGATCGAGTCGGTAAGATTCTTGACTTGAGTATGTAAACTTGCGATATAGATCCAGATAGTCAAGAATATTGATACCAGAGATATCGTAAGCATAATTTTTACGCCCTTGGACATAAACTTCCCTCTCATTTGCACGGTTCCACGGTGATAGACTCTTCATCCACTTCTCACCTAAGACACGATTGACCCGACGTGCGATATAAGGAACGTCATACAGATTCACGTTCCAACCCGTCAAGATATCAGGAGTGTTCTGTGCCCACCAGTGAATAAAATGATTGAGCATTTCATGCTCAGTCCAGAAGATGTTAGTCTCTACACCTTCAGGCGGTTCAAACTCACGAACTGCCCAACAATAATACTTCTTTGTCACCATATCTTTGATGGTGATCGACAGCATTTCTTCTGCTGCTTCTTCTACATTAGGAAATCCATTCTCACATTGAACCTCAATGTCCAATGCATAGATCTTCATCTGATTGATATTATAATCTACTTCACCAGGAAACTCTTGACGAATGTATTGATATACAAATCGTTCATATCCATGAACTTCAAAGTTCTCTACACTTTCATACTGCTTGATAAAATCTCTCGCTTCCCTGGCGTTTCTAAACTTCATAGGAGAAACTTGCCGACCATCTAGGGTCTGGTATTCCTCTTTATTTCTAGACAAAACAAAAAGGGTAGGAGAAAAAGAAGTCCGATATTGAACAGACTTCCCATTCTCATACCCACGATATAAGATAGTGTCACCAGCAAGTTGAATGTTGGTGTAAAAAGAACTCATAGTGCCTTGTATGTCTCCAGCAATTTGGGTGCTGGATCCAGTATACTCATAACGCCCTCGGATGTCAAGAAAACATCACGTTGAGCACTATATCGAGGGAACGGGATGATGGTATCTTCATCCGTAACCTCATAGCAATTTTCGATTAGAAGACTAGGTTCTTCATCGAGTTCGGTAACTTTACCGATTAGATACTCACTCCTCTGATTCAGAAGAATTAGTTTGATTGGTGTTTCCTCCATCTGCCTCTACTAGCGAATTGTATTTAGTGATAACCTCGGGATAAGTTTCATATGCTGAAACTACTTCCTCCATCTTCATAAGAATTTGTTTCTTACATGACAAAGGTGCCCAAGGGCGAAAATGAATTTCTGGGTCTGTAACTTTTTGGACTCCATCCTGCGCTTCAGTTTCAATAAGCAAACGGGGTTCATCAATACCCTCCAACCATACATTGTATGGATTGCTCAACTGAAATGCTACTGCCTTGTCAGGCTCATCTTTAGTTGTGACTTCATACAAGTCACAGATGATATCCTCACCGTTTCTTGTTCTTACGATTCTTACGCTCATAACTTCTTTGTGAAATAGTAAATACGCATTCTTTGATAAGATCTTTTAGAATCTTGATCTCTGCTTGCTTTGTTTGTTCTGCAATAGGACGGACATAACGCATTATATCATCAAGATGATTTGCTGGCAAGTCCAATGTTAGGAGATCCGATTCTCCCTCATAGTTATTTGGTTTTAGGTTTAGATAAACATTCATACTAACCTCAAATAAAAAGAGACCCCTGAGGGTCTCTCTAGTTGTATATTATGTATACATTTACCAATCGTCATCATTGAATTTCAGATTCTCTTGATACTCTGCATTTTGTCTGCAGTATCCATGAACGTCCATCTCCATCTTTTGATGAGCATCTAGATGAATGCTCT